CCTGTGCAACGTTCTGCGTAGTTAGAAAATCATAAAACTTAATAGATTCCAGGTCATCATAGTAGCCTTCCAGTTCCCCAATAGTCAAACTTGTTTTTTCATTAAGCCTATCCTGGATCGTTACTACCTGATTGGGAGTTTTAATTTCCTCTACAACAACAGGCTCAGCTTGTTCAATAGCGTTTATAATACTGGTTTTAAGAAAATCTATCTCACGCTTCCGCAATGGCATACCTCGTTTATGAGCTCTAGCAATACTACAGGCTGTTATAGGTATGCTGCGATCAGGACTCCTAATAAAAGCAGATAGATCAGACTTAGAATAGTTATTTTGTTGCATCCATTCTACAACATATTTTTTAAGGTCTTTTTGTGTAAAATGGTAGTTATAATAGAAAAAACTTTTCCTAAGATGGCCATCAAACTCAGATTGAGACATTTCTAAAGCTAGTTCAGTATCCCAATGTGGCTCGGAACCTGTATATTTTTCGTCTCCCAGATGGCTTGATCTAAGATCATTTTTAACTCGGGCAACTTTAACCATAATAACTCCTAGTAAGTAAGTTGAGCAATAGTCAACCAATATTCTACATCTTTTATATATTGGTCCAACTTGTTTTTCAAATTAATAAAATCCGGTGTTTCTCGCCTCAGTCTACGACAAGTAACTGATTCCTGATTGATATCGTTGAGTATAGAATAACTAGAATTTAACATTTTCAGCAGCTGACTGCTAGCTTCACCATTGGCAATAGACTTTGCCAATTTGGTTAAATTTTCTAATTTTTCCCGATATTCTGCGTAGGAATTCATTTTTCTAGATCCATTATACACTGACTCAGCGTAAAAGTCAAAGCTTTCAAATAGGGTAAATATAAGTAAATATATAATAACCCAAGGATTCTACAAAGTGCCACGCTTATCATTATGGAAAAATGCTCATAGTAACGATTATAAGTTTATAGATCGCCGTGTGAGCGAAATATTTACAATTGGTGGTACTGGAGTATATTTACACAAATATCTTGGTAGCAACAACTATGCCAATAGTTATACCCTGACCAGCACCGCAAATGCCAATGTGTCAAGTTTAAGTTTTAGCCATAACACGGTGGTGAATTTATCTATAGGGCAAGTAGTACAGGGCCCAGGGCTAGCAGCGAATACCACAATTACTGCTGTAAACACTGTGGCGAACACAGTGAATTTAAGTATTAATACAACAGAAACTATCAGTACAACGCAGCCCATTAGTATTTTTTGGCGTAGTGCTGATCGCCCAGTGTACACTAATCAAACAGAACAGAACATCCAGGATTTATTATTCTTAGAAAATCGTGATAGAAAATATGATAGCAGTATCTATAGCCTAAGAGGAATTTATCAGGTAAGTGACCACGATTACGACCTGTCACAATTTGGTCTATTTTTAAGTGCTGATACAGTGCTAATGACTTTTCATTTAAATGACACTGTGGCTGCACTAGGTAGAAAAATACTTAGTGGAGATGTTATAGAACTACCACACCTCACAGACTATTATCCCCTAGACAATGATATACCACTGGCCCTAAAAAGATTTTACGTAGTTCAAGAGGTAATATTTGCAGCCGAGGGCTTTAGCCAAACCTGGTGGCCTCACCTTGTACGTGTAAAAATGACACCCCTGGTGGATAGTCAGGAATACAAGGATATTATTAACAAGATTACTGGCACTGATGAAACCACACCAGTGGGTAACTATTTAAGTAATTACGACAAGTTACTAAACATCAATGATGCAATAATAAATCAAGCAGATATTGACGTACCTGCTTCAGGTTATGATACGACTCCATTTTTTATTGGAAGTAAACGGATAGATGAGGGTAGTGGTGACACTTTAGGTACTAGAACTGACAGCACTACACTGCACACAGATAGTAGGGTCACACAATCTGATGCTGGTTTGCTCACTCCCCAAAAGGCACTAGACGCCTATATAAGTGGAAGTTCTACTCCCAATGGCCTGGATGTTGCTGCAAGAACAAGTTTTCCTGCTAGTGCTAACATAGGAGATTACGTTTTACGTACTGACTACGTGCCTAACCGATTATTTAGATATGATGGGCGTCGCTGGACCAAAGTAGAAGATTTCCGTAGAACAGATCTAACGCCAAATAGTCACGAAAATAAAACACAAAGAGAATATTTTAGAACTACAGCAGGCACCTATACTGGTTATGATGGCCGTCAACATCCCACACAGGTGTCATTGAGCAAGGGCCTAACACCCGAAGCAGATAATTAATCAAGGATAGATAATGCACAGCGGTTATTTTTACGACGGTCAGGTAAGACGTTTTTTAACACAGTTTATAAGGCTTTTAAGTAATTTTTATGTTGAGTTTAATACAGATAATGTAAAGTCTTTAAAAAGAGTTCCTGTAATTTATGGTGACGGCACTAAACAGGCATTAGCTATTCTTAAAAATAATAGTGAAAACTATTTAAACAGTGTTCCAGCTATGTCAGCTTATATTGCTGCTATGCGTTACGATCGTAACCGAGTACAGAATCCTAGTTTTGTAAGCAAATTACACCTAACACAACGTGCTATTGATCCTTTGACCGGCGCCTACACTACGCAACAGGGGGACGCAGTCACAGTAGAAAGAATGATGCCAGTGCCCTACACACTGACAATAAAATTAGATATTTGGACTAGTAATACTGAGCAAAAACTTCAGCTTTTAGAACAGATATGTAGTATCTTTAATCCAGCGATTGAGGTGCAAAGCACTGATAATTATATAGACTGGAGTAGCCTTAGTTATGTACTGTTAACTGATACAGGATTTACTAACAGAACGGTACCAGTTGGAACTGGAGACAATATTGATGTTAGTACTTTGACATTTGAAGTTCCAATTTGGATTAGCCCACCTGCTATTGTGAAACGCCAGGGAGTAATACATAAAATTATTTCAAGTATCTATGACGTTAATGGTGAAATATCAGACGCTATCTTGGATGACAGTAATTTGTTTACTAGAAATTACTATACACCTTTAGATTATAGTATATTAGTAACTAAAGTAAACAGTTCCGATTACGCTAATCCCACTGCGGAAATCCAACTGGTAAAATATTCTAGTCCCACGGTAGACCCCCTGGGTGTTAATATATGGAAAAGGGCAACCGCAAATACGTCTAGTAATACTAGTATTACCTTAAGTTCCGGTTTTGATATAAATCCCGGAATGGTAAGCAATATAGGTGGAGTATTAACAACAGTAGTCAGTGTGGACGAAAACGTGGTTACTGTTAATAAATTTGTTAATGTAAGCGTGGATGATAGACTTAGCTTTACTGCAATGCCAGAAAAAATAGGGCAAAGTCACAATTGGCGAGATCTGGTAGTGTTATATGGTAATCTAGTAAGCGGTAGTACTAGAATTAAATATGAAATAGACAGTGAAAATACACTAGTAGGCACTGTAGCCTACCACCCCAACAATAACAATGTTTTACTATGGACTGCTGATATAGACAGTGTACCCCAGACCACCTTAAATCCAGTAAACGCTATAATTGATCCTAGGAAAAATAGACCCAGCAAAGAACTTCCTGAGCCCGTTCAGGGCACACGTTATTTGTTAGCCTATGACTACAATGTTGATGCTGAAGGCTACGATGTAGATGATTACAGTTATAATTGGTTAGGAGTGGATGGTACAAGAATAACTGCTCACGCAAATGATATTATTCAATATACAGGCACACACTGGGTAGTAAGTTTTGACAGTACCCTGGCAGATAGTGTAGAATATGTCGTAAATCTTAACACCAATATGCATTATAGATTCTTCAATGGCAATTGGTCTAAGACCTACGAAGGAATCTACAAAGGTGGCCAATGGCAGTTAATAATTTAAAATCAGATCAACAGCCCAGTATTAATTGTGGTTCCCTTATCCTATGCACAAAAACTATGAGATATTTGTTTTTGTTGCGCAACAATGGGCGTCAAGCTAACAAATGGGGTATTGTTGGTGGAAAAATAGAAGCTAATGAAACTGTGCTTGACGGATTACGTAGAGAAATTGGCGAGGAGCTTGGCGGCAGTATTAGTGATGCTATCTTTGTACCAATAGAAACTTACCATAATACAAAAAATAATTTTACCTATCATACTTTTTTAATTAAAGTAGATGAAGAGTTTGTTCCTGAACTAAATCAAGAGCACAAGGGATACTGCTGGGTTAAATTAGACGATTATCCTAAACCTTTGCACCCAGGAGTTTGGCGAACCTTTAATGTAAAAGCAAACAGAGATAAAATTCGAGAACAAGAACAGAATTAGCCTGCTCCCTGTGCTCCAAGATCAATTATCTTTTTCCATCTATCGTAGGGCATTTGTTCTACGTTAGGCAATCTAGCCCATTCTTCGGGAATAGGACTGTTAACACCACGCGACACTCTTACAAAGTTTACATCATTATAAGTTTCAAAAATTTCTTTGTATTCTTGAACCCAACGTCTGTAATTAATGGGTTTATGACCGTTTGGGTAACCTGGTGTATCGTAATAGATTGAATTTTGTCCCCGAGGATAATTATCTAGATCTACTCCTACTAGATAAACAGTTTTATGTCCATCAAATGCTGCTAGATATGTAGCTATAGCGCCGGCATTCATTCTAACATTATAGGGCACTAAATGAAATTTATTAGGAAAAAGTTCAATATTTGCTCGACCGGTTAGTACTACATTATTGTCAGCATATCCAGAATTTACAGTCTGTCTTGCGATTTCAGGATTGTTGACTACTAGAAAGTGAACTTTAGCTTCCTTAAAAACTGAATTACAACCATATACTGTTAATTTTTTACTAGCGTTCATTCCGCCCATATGCTGATAATACATTTCAGTATAGGGATTGAGATCACGTCTACTTGGTCCATTACCTAATACAACCGCATAGCCAGTATTGTAATTGTTAATTGTGTTGGGCATCCATACTCGCTCATAGATGGCTTTACCTCTCACACGATCCGAGCCAGTAATTAAATACTCACCTAGATAATCTTTTCTATATAATTTTTGCATTTAATAGCCTTAATTTAGCAGGGGCCTAGCCCCTACTAATAATACAAAGTTCTAGAAGTTTAAATTCTACCTACTACTACTTCTATTACGCCTAGGTCTCCGTCAAAGTTTTCAAGTGCTTTACCTATAACGCTACCAAGTACAGGAGCGTCTTCGGCTCTTGCATAACCATCCCCTGCACTGACCATCATATCACCTTTGCGCACTGGACCTTTGACCTTGGTTGGTACTCGACCTTGGAGTGCCACAGCCACGCTAGTTTCTAGGATGCCGGCATTCATAAT